GGTAAGAAAGAAGAGCCTAGAAAGGGCCTCTGTTTTCCTCGTTTACGATTCGCTTGATGATTGCTTCGCACTGATAGCAGATTGTGACTTCATCATTATGCCTGGTTGATGCTGTATGTTGCTTTGACTGGAGGCAAATATTACATCTGCGCTTCATAAGATCACATCAAGAAAGTAAGTACCTTCCTCTGTTCTTGTTAACTTCCATCTATTATTATGGAAAGCTTCGCTAAGTTCCTTGATCCCTTGTTCCAGGGCTAGTGCCAGGTCTCGTGCTGCTTGGCTGTTGCTTTGCCAAGCCGTTTCTATCCCCTCAGAAGAGGGGGATTCATACGAGGGATGGGTGAAAAGGAGGATGGGATAGTTTAGTTTAGAACCCCACTCCGTTTCAACTTCTTTAAGCGCGCCGTTGAATTTAATCACGGCGATCTGACCAGGCGGAACTTCTCTCATTATAGAAGCTGCGCCAAAATGAAATTTGTTAGATTTTTTCATTATTTCACCAAGCTAAAAATAGCATGTAAGATATAAAGTAACTAGGCTATACTCAAAAGTGATTACCTACTCATTTAATAAGGCCTACTCATATATGAGTATATGGTAGTAAGGCGAAGAAAGCGTTCAAGACGCAGAGCACCAAGGCAATTCGGAATCAATATAATTGAGACTGGAGCTGCCCTGGCATTATTAGAACAAACTAATGCAGGTTCAGCGATGAAATCTTTCTTGGCTGGTAATCTTAACGCAGGTTTATCAACTTTATCTTCATCGGCTAAAAGTAATAAACAAGCGATCACTAAAACATTAATCGGGGCTTTCTTAGCGAAAGCAGCAGTTAAATCATTTTCACGGGGTTCGCCAGTTTTGGCTTCCCTTGGACCAATCAAAGTGAGGGCATAATATGGCAATCGTAGTAACCAGGACAGAAGCAGGCCTTAGTGCAACGACTTCTTTCCAAAGCATGAATAATCAGTTCGCAAGTTCTGGTCTGAGTTTGGTAGTTCCATCGAACGTTAGCCAAATTAGTTCTATATCAATGGGTGTTAGTAGTGTAGCAACCGGTGCAGATTTTTGTACAGGCTACAAACTGACTGGTACAGCACTTCAAGAGGGTGATGCTACCTTTATGGGTCCTGCGATCTCTCAAGCCGCATCAAGTGGTACCGGAGTAGCTAACTGCGTTATGCAGGAAAAGACTGCATTGAGTGTAACACCAGGTAATACAATAGATATTCAGGTCGCAGTAACAACCGCGGCAACTATAGACGCAAGCTGTACGATTCAGTTCGAGTAATCTCAATGCCCGAGGGCAAAGGTTATGGACCGCAAAATACAGCCTCCATAGGATTAAACCTTAATGTTATTGGAGAGCATGCGTATGCTTACAATAATACCCCTGCGAATCAAACAGAGGCAACAGTCATAAAGTTCACAACTGGTAATTTTTATTGGGTGGGAACTTTCCAGGTAAACATGGCATTCGGTTATAGTGATAGATCCGACGCCATAAGTATAGCTAAATTAACAATGAATGGTGAAGTAGTATCTATTTTGAGCTGTGGTAATGCAACTCCAGACGCACCAACATTCATCTATCAGGATATAATTATTCCCCCTTTTACTGAAGTAGAAGTATTAGCTAAGTCAGATCAGAATGAAGCTGGCAGAATAATACCAATTGGTTTGACTGGTAGAATATACGGTAAGATAGAATGACATTATCGACGGGGCCCACTCTGAACTTCATAGAGGATCATGTGTTTGCCTGGAGCGGATTACAAGCCCTAACTGGAGGAGGTACAACACTACTCGACTTTATTTCACCAAACAATTTCTATAGTGTTGTCACGAACGTCTCTTTCGATTACAGTGGATGCAGTATAGGAGACACTATCTCCTGGACTATCTCAGGAAATGGCGAAGCGCTCCATGTAAGCAAGTTCATCATTGAGTTAGCAGGGATGGGGCCTCAATTCCCTAACTTGTACTATACGATCCCCCCAAACACTGGAATTACAGTACAAGCAACAGGACTCAGAGGGGCAATAACGGTTGTTATGGAAGGTAAGGAGGTTAGTTAATGCCTATGAAGTATTGTCCTAATTGTGGTAACAGGGTACAAGTTTTTGAAGAAGGTCCTGGTCTATATGGTGGCGCTTTAGTTGAAAAGAAAAGGAAACCTAAGCGTAAACTATCAGCCTGGAACAAATTCGTTAAGGCTAACAGTAACAAACCACGCTTCCGATACGCAAGATCCAATAAGATCAACCTAAAGAAAATGGCTGTAGCATTCAGAAAAACCCCCGCAGGGCGAAAGAAGAGGCGATAATGGTTTTTGCAGCAGTACCCGATGACATAACCATAGAGAAGATTACAGCAGCTGAGAAAAAGGCTTTAGATGAATACTTAGGAAGGGAATCAAGAAGTACCATCTTTCAACGTTTAGCAGGTAATGAAAAAGTTCCCACACTTATTGCTGGAACGGTTCTTTTAGTTTCAGCCCCAACAATTTTAAAAATTATATTTGATGCCCTGGCTAAACAAAAACTTCCCACTGTAAATTTGCCTGATGGCGAAGTGATTAAGGCGGCAGGTATTGATTATTTGACATTTACTAAAGATTTTGCAGAAGCTGCTTTTGATTTTACTGGATCAGGAAAGGCATTCGGTTTATTTGAAGGTGAAGCGGATGACTTCTGGAGCAAGTACGTGAAAAGATGAATTTAGGCGCCATGATTGCATTGTTAAAATTAGTTCAGGACTCAGGGTTTACGGATTCTAAACCCACAACTACTGGTTGGGAAGTATTGACAGGAGCCGGTGTTAGGGATATTGAATATACTATTAATTTAGACCCTGAAAAGGTCGCTGCTTGGAGAGAAAAACAAGCTGCTATACAAGCTCTTCGCAAAGGTTTGTAATGGTGATCTCACTTTTTGAATTATTTGCATATCTGATTGCCTGGTCATTATTTTATTTCGTGTTTGCTTCGTATGTGGCCAGTCTATCAAAAGATAAATGGGTGGAATGGGCCAAAAGTAGAGAAAGCGACGAAGAACTTATTGAAATCCTTGAAGGTGTTATAGATGAAATCGAAGGCCGAACCCACGAAATGCTTGAAACGTTCCAAAGCTCGTTCTTTGGGTCGCTTGGTGCTGCCAGTAAAAAAATGGATGAAGCTACTGGACAAAGTACAATCAAAGCGATAACCAGGGACAACCCGATCATGGGGTTTGTTGCTGATATGCTAATGAAGCGCCAGGGTGTAGAAGGGCTACTAAACAGTGTAAACAGTTCAGAGCAAGGGTCTAATAAGCCCCAAACACCCCCAAAGCTAGGGTTGGAGTAGGGTTTAACGGCTCGTAAGTCGCTTTTATACCCATTCCTACCCCACCTGCCACTTCAATCCTTTATTATGCTTTAAAACGAAAACCGCTGGTAAGAAAGAAGAGCCTAGAAAGGGCCTCTGTTTTCCTCGTTTACGATTCGCTTGATGATTGCTTCGCACTGATAGCAGATTGTGACTTCATCATTATGCCTGGTTGATGCTGTATGTTGCTTTGACTGGAGGCAAATATTAC